TCGCAGATGGATATCGTTCTGAAGAACTACCTGGAGAACGTATCCTTCATGCTGGACAAGTTCTCGGACGCTATCTCGGAAGAATCTGGAGAGGAGGACGACTAATGGCGAGCGTAATCGGACGAAAGGACCCGCTGTTGAGGCTAACCGTCGAGGAGCGGTATTGGTTGCATAAGGTGGTCTACAATGCAATCGGGGATGCGATGGATAAGCAGGCGGAATGGATGAAGATGAAAGGCGAAGCCGAGCAAGCCGGTCGCCACGAGCAGGCCGATAGCTACGATGTATTCCTGGAGGTCGAGACGGAAAAGGAAGCACTGTTGAGGTCTGTCTCCGCTGCGCTCGACGTCCTCCAGACTCGGATGCTTTTATCGCGCGGATTCGGCCCAATAACGCGGGGGGGGGTGAGCCATGTATGAGGTTGTACTCCTCTCTAAGAAGTGGGGAAACATTGTCGAGAGCTGGCAATACAAGCGGACTCCGGAGGGACTGAAGAAGGCGAGGGAGAAGCGAGTCGAACTGATGGTCAAGTACCTGGATAACCGGGTTGAGATATGGGAATTTGATGACACTAAGGCAGGATGATGTCATATCTGAAAGGTTGTTAGCCGTGGAGGTGAAGCGCCCGGAAACCTGCCGCCGGGCGTGGGTCCTCCAGTAGGACGAATGGATACGATACAGGTCACGACGCCGACGGGAAGGATTCTTCGCGTCAGGCTTTCCGCCCTCAAAGGTGTAGAGACGACGAATGACACTTGGTTCGGTCGCCGGTACTACATCCGTTATAAGTCCGGCCGCCGTGTCCAGGTGGAGCGCGATTCGGCCGACATGGTATTCGATGCCCTGTCGCCAAAACTGTTTGATAAGATGTAGTATGCCGAAGAGGACTGATTACATAGTCATCCAGGAGCCGATGATATCGGCCCTGGGGCTGAGCGGAGTCTCGCTCCTGGTGTTCGCCGTGATTCACGGATTCACCAAGGATGGCGAGCAGCACTACCGTGCTTTCCCGGAAGATCTGATGAAATGGACGGGAGCCTCTGAGCGGTCCATCAAGGGAGTCCTGAAGGATCTCCTGGCGCGAGGATTCATCAACCGGAGCAAGGTCGTATATCGCGGGAAGTCCACCTTCGAATACTGGACGAACTACGAGGATCTCCTGGAGCGCGTCGCCGCCGGCGAAATCCTCGAAAAGCCTAAAGGTGCAAAATTTGCACCCTTGTCAAAGGTGCAGGATTTGCACCCGAGTGATGCAAAAATTGCACCCGTAAAGGTGCAAAATTTGCCCTGCAAAGGTGCAGAAACTGCACCCGAGCCTAATAATAATGTAGTCAAGCACACTTGTAATAATTCAGATAATTATTTTTTTCATCTTGATGTGTCCCGGAAACCGGGCCCCATCCAGCAAGAAGAAAAACAAGAATTCTTTAGAATTTTCTTTGAGAAGAACGCCGCCGATCCGGCGGCGGAGGTGAAGAGGTTCCTGAACTTCAACGAATCCCGCGGATGGGAGAGCGCGGATGGCCGCCGGTACGACACGCCGGCGAAGCGCCGCGGCCTTGCCTGGATGTGGGAATGCAAGGCGAGCTCTCCGAGGCTGACGGCCGAATTCGGAACGGAAAGCGACCGGGCTGATCAGGCGAAGGCGAACACGGCCTTCCTGAAGGCGCTCGGCGAGCTGTACGAGCACGCCTGTTCCGTCGGCGATCCAGAGAATCCCACCTGGCTTCTGAACCCGAAATTCCGCTGCCGTCTCTCTTGGAAGGAGGGGAAGGGCTCATACGATTTGATCTGGAGCGGGCCGGCGCTTCCGGTCAACTGGTATGACCGCCACATTGACGTCGCGGCTCCGATCATGAAGAAATACTTCATCAAGATGGACTCCGTAATCTTCTCGGCGCAATGAACTACAATCTGAAAATAGACCTGACGAAACTGTTCGGCGCCAAGATTGTTTCGGATCCGGATGCCGGCGAGGGAGTCTTCATCCCGGCCGGCGGCCCTGTCGAGATCTCCGAGGGGCGCTGCTCGCTATCCCTGACGGCCTTCGAGCTGAAGTATGAATACGAAGGTCAGACACACCTCATGAAGCCATGGCTGTCGAAGAGTCAGGCTTTCGGCATGACACAGAAGGCGCTGCAATCCATCCCGTATGTCGGCCATATGCGTCCTTGGGATAAGAGCTCCAAGGTTCCTGGCCCGGGATGCAAGACGTGCCGGTGGTCCCAGGAGGCGAAATACGCATCCGGTATCGGCTTCATCCGGTGCAATCATCCGGCCGCTGACTGGAATTCCACACGTGACACGCGGCACATTACCGTATGCCCTGATACGAACAACCAAAACAAATAGCCATATGCACACTATCATTTTCATCCTTTCCATTGTTTTCCTCATCGCCGGGGCTCTGTTCTTCGCTCTTGCAGTCAACAGGAACACCGAGACCAAACAGATGAACATGCGCCAGGAGGAGCTCTCCGCATCCCTTGCAAAGCGAGAAGAAGCCTGTCGTGAAGCCATGCGGAAAAACGGACAGACAAGCCTCGAGCTCGCCAAGAAGGAGGGAGCCTTCGACCTGGAGTGCAAGGTCATCGAGGTGGTGTATCTCGAATCGACAGAGGACCGGGCGAAGTATCCTTCCGATGCGAAACGCCTGGCTGTCATCAAGAGCCGTCTGGCACACAATCTTGGATACAAGATCCTGGCAGAGTTTCCGAATCCGGAGGTGGATCCGGCCGGCACCGTCTACAGTTACACCTTCCGAGTGAAAGAGGAGAAGTGAGCGACCGCGTCAAGGATATATCGAGCCGACCAAAGATGTACACATCGACTGAACAGTCGCGCCGCCTGATGGCTGCCGGATGCGATTTCGTGAAGGTTTCGATGGCCGGTCACGAGATCGTCCTTCATCCGGTCTCTCTGGCAAAGCTCTGGGATGTCGTTGCGGACTATCCGGAGTGGACGGAGATTCCTCCAGGAATCCGGTCATTCCAGCTCGTAGAGTTTCTTGTTCAGACGATAATCGAATATCAATCACGTTCAAATAGAGACAAAAAGCATGACAAGCAATTATGATGTTGAATGCCAGCGCGAAAAGCGCTTGGCGTGGCAATGGGTCGCAATCACCCTTATCGTCCTGGTTACGATCGCTGTCGGTTGCATGTTGGTTATCCCTCCGTATTCGGTTTGGAGTTCCAGAAAGAAGGGCGAGGCTGAGTATATGAGGGCAGAACAGAACAGGCGCATCAAGGTCGAAGAAGCGAAGGCTAATCTTGAGGCCGAAAAACTGAACGCGCAGGCCGAAGTGGAGCGAGCGAAGGGAGCGGCCGAGGCAATTAGGATTGAGAACGGATCCATCACTCCGACTTATATCCAGTATCTCTGGGTGCGGCAGCAGAATGCAAATTCAAACAACAGGATCATCTACATTCCGACGGAGGCTGGCCTTCCTATCTTGGAGGCCGGGAAGAATGAATGATGCCAGGGAGCGGAAGCATACGGCGCGAGCTGTTACGTGGTCAGCGGTTTTAGTACATAAAAGAGTTACAGAGTTTTTGCATAATCGATTCCAAGTTTCACGACCCGCCGCTCCCTTTTGAATTGATAAATTTTGATAGAAACTGATAGATTTTTATAGATATGAAACTCGCCTGGGATGCGGCTCGGAAGATTGAGAAGCGTGATGGCGGATATCATCGAGAGCGTTCTGATGATCCGTATCATACCTACCGATGGACGCGGCTTAGCCGCGCATTCAGGGAGCAGCATCCACTATGCGAGGAATGCAGAAAGCGCGGCGTCATCAAGTCGGCCCAGGTCGTGGATCATATCGTTCCTTGGCCGGTATGCGAGGACTTCTTCGATAGGACGAACCTCCAGTCGCTCTGCGCTGACTGTAACATCGCGAAAGGTAACCGAGACAAGAAACTGATCCAGGAGTGGAGGATGAAGAATGCGAAATGATAGTTGGACACAGGACGACATCGACACACTGATGCGCGAATTCCCGATCAAGCAGACGAAGGATGTGGCTGAGCTGCTCGGCAGGAGTGTTCGGGCCGTGTGCGTGATGGCTCATAAGTTCGGCCTGAAGAAGGATCACTACGGAATCGTCCTGACGGATAAGCAGAAGGATTACCTGGTCTGCCACTTCAAGGACACGGATAACGAATACCTCGCCATGAAGCTCGGCATCTCACAGACCACGCTGCATCGATATGCTCGCCGCTGGGGCCTGAAGAAGTCGAAGGCTCACGTCAGGAGGATGCAGATGGAATGCGCTATGGCGGCGAAGGCGTCACACCTCGCGCATGGAACGTATCCACCGAAAGGATACCAGATTCCAGGGGGCGAGAAGTACCGGTTCAAGCCTGGCGAGACCAGGGCTCAGCGGATCGGCGAGAAGGCGAACCGCGAATGTATCAGGAAGGCGGCAGAGACGAGGAGGAAGACCATCCTGGACGAGAGGATCCGCCACATGCGCGGGCTCCCTCAGAGGACGAGGCTGAAGGTGACAAGAGATCCGCTGGGGAAGATCTCGGATAGATCCTACCTGAAGAAGCGCGGATACATCCTGGACGAGGCGAGCTGTGTTGCCTACTGGACTGGCGAGACGCGCCGGTCGCCAAGGCTGGAGGCGATGCCGAAGAGATACTATGAATTCAAACCATACAACAATGACGACAGATGAGATCATCTCCGCTCTGGAGGAAATAAAGCGGACGGATCCAGAGAGATTCTACAACGCGCTTGGGTTCGGAGACGAAGGCGCGAATATCATGCACAGCTTTGTCTCCGGATCCTACGAGCTTGGCCTCATTGCCGGAGCGAAGTGGATGGACGAATTGAGGTCTAAGCTACCAGATCATAACAGAGGATATGTGGAAACCATTCTCAGCGTCCCTGTTGCGGCCAAGATGCTCCTGTTCATGAACGATAGACTTTGGGCGCATATTGGGCTCGATCCTGGTTTCCATCGCGGACATGTAAGAATAATCACAATGAGATTCGACGATGTATAGAAAGCAACGCTACGTTCATACCTTCCTCCCTGGGGAGAAGGTCCTTCATGATGGGAAGGAGGCAGAGGTGGTTGACACCTATCCGACCAGCATCACTATTCGGATTGGTAGGAACACATACAAGTCCGTCCTCCCTGGCGAGATCCAGCGCTGCGGTCCCGATGGAAAGGAGCCGCGCGGTGAAGAGGTTCGGTTTGGATAATAAACTTTCAAGTTTAGTGAATCATGTACATCAAAGCACATCCATTCGGCCACGAGCCGATCAAGAACAAGCACGGCCGCAAGGCTCATTACGGAGACGCGAAGAAGAAAACTCAGGCGATCCGCATGAAGAACGGTGAGATCAGAACTGTTCAGCACTATGTCACTCGAGGAGGAGACATCCCTCATCGGTAGGGGTAGGGGGTCAAAATCTCTTTCGCGACCCGCTCTCAAGACCACGCCCCCACTCTTGGAGACGCGCGGCCGAAATTGGGGGATTTTGGGGGTCCGGCCGCCGGCGCTAATCGCGCCCGCGGGCGCGAGGGACACCCTGTCCTGTAACCTGTAGAATCGCTTGAAATGAAAGGTCGGAAACCGCTTCCACAAGAAGTTCTCAATCTTCGCGGGACCAATCGTCCGTGTCGTGCGCGTCCCGAGTCCACCTCCGGCGAGAAAATCGCCGTGGGGGACATCGGGAGCAAGTGTCAGATCTCCGGCCTTCGATCTACGACGCCACGCGCCCGCGACATCTACTGGAGCACGGTCAGGAAGATTGCGAATCTCGGGATGCTGGAGGAATCTTTCCTCGCGCAGATCTTTCTGTATGCGGTCGAATACGATCACTTCATGACCTGCTGCGAATCCATCAAGAAAGAGGGGCTGTATCTCGTGATAGAAGGGAAGAAAGGGACTATCGTCGCGCCGAATCCAGCCGTGAAGCAGCGTGACAAGGCTGCCGAGATCATCCTGAAGGTCGGCTCGAACTTCGGGATGTCTCCGGTAGATAAGCAGCGTCTTCGCGTTCAAACGGAACCGGAGAAGCCTGGCGACAAAATCAAGCGCATTTTTGCATCTATAGAGTATGAGGATGGCGAGGAGGTCGACGAGCAGTAGGGTTGAGGCTTACGTGGATTCAGTCCTGGATGGCACGCTGCCAAGCTGCCAGATGGTCATCCTTGCCTGCGAGCGCTATCGGCGCGATCAAAAGCGCGACGATATCTGGATGGACTGGTCCGCCGTGAATAAGGTCGTCAGGTTCTCCGGGATCCTGAAGCATTTCAAGGGAGAGTTCGCCGGAAAACCCGTCCTCCTGGAGGACTGGCAGCTCTTCGTGGTTGCGAACATCTTCGGGTGGAAGCTCAGATCCACCGGGAAGCGCCGGTTTACCTATGCGGACGTCTACGTCCCGCGAAAGAATGGCAAGACGACATTTGCCGCCGTGATTGCCCTCTTCATGCTCATCGCGGACGGAGAGTCCGCTGCGGAGGTCTATTCGGCCGCCGTCGATAAGGCCCAGGCGAAGATCTGCTTTGACACCTCGGCCGAGATGGTCAAGAACTGCGACCTGAACGAGTTCGTCCGGATCTTCCGGAAGGGATCCATCGTCATGGAGGACACTGCGTCATCCTACAAGCCGCTCTCAAAAGATACCAAGAATAAGGATGGCCTGAACATTCACTGTGGCATCTGCGATGAGCGCCACGCCTGGAAGACGAATGAGATCTATGAGGTCCTAAAGACCGGCACCGGCGCACGTTCGCAGCCTCTGATCTTCTCTATCTCGACCGCCGGAACCGATACATCATATCCCTATTTTGCCGACCTCGAATTCCTCCGTCAGGTCCTCCTGGGAATCAAGGAGAAGGACAATCACTTCATCCTCCTGTACGAGCCAGACGAAGGCGACCGCTGGGATGATCCGGCGACCTGGAAGAAGGTAAATCCGAACTTTGGCGTCTCCCTGGGCGAGAAATATATGCGGGACGAGTGTCAGGAGGCGAAGGAGAAGGGAGGATCCACGCTTGCCGCCTTCCAGACGAAGAACCTGAACATGTGGGTTGACGCTCCGGAGGTGTGGATCTCTGACGACGACGTCGCGGCGAACAATGCGCCGTTCGATCAGGCGCAGCTCGCCGGCGCTGAATGCTATGTCGGAATCGACCTCGCATCGAAGACCGACCTCACGGCGACGGCGTTCTATTTCCCGAAATTCAACGTCGCGAAGTTCCTGTTCACTATCCCGGAGGCGAAAATCATCGACAAGGGCGTAGAGAACGATGTCGTCGATTACCGGCTCTGGAGCGAACAGGGCTGGATCACCGTTGCGCCAGGGAGCGCCCTGGACGACGAATGGTATCTTGCTCAGCTGTTCAATGAGCTGGAGAAATACGATATCCGCGCCATCGCCTTCGATCCGTGGGGGATGTGGCAGATGAAGAACAAGTTTGGGATCTATTCGGACAAGCTGATTGAATATCAGCAGAGCATCCGGTACATGTCTGTGCCAACGAAGGACCTGGAGGGTCGCGTCGTCAAGCACGAGCTGAATTTCCTGGACAATCCGGTCATCCGATGGATGTTCCGGAACGTCGTGATCTGGAAGGATCCGAACGCGAACATCAAGCTGAACAAGGCGAAGTCCAGGAACAAGATTGACGGAGTGGTCGCCCTGGTTGATGCCATCGGAGGCTGGCTGAATGTCACGAACGGCGACACGAAAGAAATATACGTCGATCACACGATACGCACGATGGACAGTGAGGATGATGAAAGCTGGAGGGATTTGTAAGATGGATGACTTGGTCAGGATGGTATCGGCGCGAGGTTTCTGCGAGGTCTTCTGGGAGAGGATCCGGGCGGATCGCCGCGCCGGCGGCCGGCTCACATTCCGCCGATGCTACCATGATATGGAGCTGGAATTCGAGTCAAAATACGGCGTCTCGAGGTTCAAGTCCTACGACGCTTTTCGGAAGGTCCGTAGAAAAATCGACGTGCGCTATTAAAGTGTGGCCAAACGGCCACACTTTTCGCATGCGCGGTGCCTACTTTTGCGGCAAAGTGGCACCGTATGCCTGTTTTTGAACGCATATCCCGCTGGTTCGCATCGCTTCGTAGCGATGCGAACGTCGTAGTAAGCCCTGACGTAATCGTCAGGCCGGACGCGAGCTTCGGCGTCAACATGAACAATTCTGCGGCCATGAAGCTGACCGCGTTCTATGCCGGCATCCGGATCCGGTCGGAGAACATCGCCTCCTTCCCGAAGTTCGTGAAGAAGCGCACTGACGAGGGCCTTGTCGATGCTTCCTACCATCCGGCTTACAGGATCATCAATGTCCGGCCGAATCCATACACGAACAAGTTCGATTTCTGGAACCTGGAGAACACCTGGCTGGACGGATGGGGAAACGGTTATGCGCTCATCGAGCGCGACTCATACGGAGATCCGAAATGGCTCCACCAGCTTCATCCATCCTGGATCATCGGCATCACCCTCATCGAGGGCCGCAAATGGTATAAGGTCGTCCCGGCGGATCCGAAGTTCGAGTTCCTCGCCGGACTGTATCCGGATTACAACATCCTGCACTTCATGCTCGTGACGCTCGACGGCATCAAGGGCGTGAATCCCGTCGTGTATAATGCGATGGCACTCGGGAAGTCCTACGCAACAGAGAAGTTCGCCTCGGAATTCTTCGAGAAGGGCGGCAACATCCGCGCCGTCATGGAGACCGAAGGCCACTTCGACGACGAGAGCTTTAAGACGTTCATGAGGCATTTCAAGGCCAGCGCGAACAACTACGATACGCCGCTCCTGGAATACGGGGTCAAGTATAAGCAGCTCGCCGTGGATCCCATCGCGTCAGCCCTGGTCCAGTCCGAGGTGCTGTCGATCAATGACGTGTGCAGGATCCTTAACATCCCGCCGCACATGCTGGCGGAGCTCACGCACGCAACCTTCTCGAACATCGAGCACCAGACCATCCAGTTCGTCCAGTATTCCCTCCGTCCCACCGTCAAGCGAATCGAGGACGAGCTCGAGGCGAAGCTCTTCTTTGATAGCGAGCAGGACGTCTTCAGTGTCAAGTTCTCTCTGGACGGCCTTCTCAGGGGCGACACGCAGGCGCGGAGCGCATACTATCACAACGCGATACTCGATGGCTATATGAGTCGGAACGAGGTCCGAGAGCTGGAAGGCATGCGCCGGAAGGAGGGCCTGGACGATATGCTCTATCCGCTGAATACCGGCGTCGTGGGAAAGACCGAAAATAACGAGTAATATGGACAAGATAAGAGTCAGATCATTCTCTCCGGAGATCCGGAAGAAGAACGCGGACACCCGGACCGTCACGTTCGTGGCGTCCGACGGATCCCGCGATTCCGCGCACACCGTCCTGAACCAGAAGGGCTGGGATCTGAAGCGATTCAACGCGAATCCCATCATCGGCTACAATCATGAAATCTACGGCGCCTGGGATACCAAGGACGTGGACTTCGTCATCGGCAAGGGCCGCGCCTATGTCGAGGATGATGTGCTACTCGTGGACATCACCTTCGAGCCGAAGGAAATCAACGAACTCGCCGAGAAGGTCTACCAGAAGATTCTGTTCGGCTCTCTGAACTCCGTCTCCGTCGGCTTCCTTCCGCTCGGGAAGGGTCACTGGGGCGAGGGTGAGGAGGCACCGAACGAGGCCCGGGAGACCTACTACTACGAAGGTCAGGAACTCCTGGAGATTTCCGTAGTGAACATCCCGGCGAACGCGAACGCCACCCGGAAGGGAGAGGACTGCGCCAAGGACGAACTCGAAGCG